CCGTCACACATTCTCATAAAAACTAATTCCCAACTACTTCGATAAGTTGGTGTATGCTTACCAAAGTATTTTCCGGGATTTTTACAAACATATTTTCCTTGATCGTACTTTCGTCTTCGCATTAATCATCCTATTACATCAGTAAATGAATCTGCGATATTTAATCTGCTACTAACAGATCTAGATTGGTCATCATTGTTGCTTTCGTCGCTTTGGTTAGCAAGATAATGTACTTGCTCAAAACTAATATTCATTGTCCATGTAATTGGATCCGAAGATCCATAGTCTAATGTATCATGTGAAATACTATTAACCGTTGGATTATATAAAACTATTGGGTCTAATTTTTTTACATTTTCTAATGTAAGTTCATCTGGCCAGCCTCTACTAATTATAATTTCTTGAATAAAATTCTTTTGGTATAGATAAGTAGGTGGATTAAAACCAAATCCTCCGCCCCAGTCTCCGCTTTCTGAATCTGGTGTTACAGAATCATATCGTCTTATTTTAGATGGAGAATTTATTCTATCTTTATAGTAATACTTAAAATAATTTTGATATAATGTTTGAAATGTATTATCAACAGTATCAAAAAAAACTATATTAATAGGATTATATTGATATCCTGTTTGTATAACTCTTTTTCTATTATATTGATTTACTACCTGTGTATCAAACTGCACTGATGGTAAATCAATTTGAACTGCTAGTGGGTAAGGCACCGATCTTGTTGTATCTCGTTGACTGTCGTCCCCGTCGTCCTTTGAGAGTTTGGCTGTTTGAAACTGGACGTAAAAGTTAAACTTTTGTCGGGGCCTTAATTCCATAGGCTCCCCGTAAGGAGCTATAGTGTTAAATTCTCGTTCTGCTAACGTATATGCTGACATTAGTTACTAGACGTTGCGCCTACATTAAGTCTAGATGGCGCCCGACTTAGAATTGCCAAGCCGTTAGCTCCCGTCTGTTCGGCATTGTCATATCTAATTGTCATTGTTACTGTCTGTGCATCATTATTACCGTAGTTACTCTCACCATATTGTATTTGTTGCAAATAACACCCACTTAAACTCCAAGCATCTAGAATATTTTCTTCTGCAACCGGATTTGCTCCGTCCAATGTTTCAATTAAAGTTGAAAACTTATAATTGACAGCGGCTACTGGTGCACTCTGTGCTGAGTGATCCATTTGATTTTGAATCTGAGCACCAATTGCTTTAATTACATGTCCATCGACATCGTCTCTAATTACACACTGAACTGGATTCCAGGTATGTTTACCTGCTAGATATACTCTTGAATTGTATACTTCAAGAGTAATGTCATCGTGTGTTAAATCAGGCCTTCCAATACTCACTAAGTTTCTTGTGAGCCTGATCAAACTATCAGTAGCGTTACTGCCACCTAAGTTTTGAAATGTAACTCTAAACCTATATTGTAATTTAGGCATTAGAGTTGTACCTTCTGGTTGTGTTCCATCAACAGGTACTTTAAAATTGCTTAAAACAGCCATTATACTCTCCAAGTCGTTTCTAGTATTTATTAAATTTAGACAAATTTTGAGAAGCGGTATGCAGTGGCTACCAAATTAGGCGCCACTGCATAAAGATTAACTAGTACTGGAAAGTTTGCCAGTATTTAGAATTCTTACAGGTATGTAAATAAATTCTGCGGCTTTTGTAGGTTCGATACCAATATCAACATAAAGTTCATTTCGATCAATTCTTGCAGGTGTATTATTACTTGTATCACACACTACTGCAAAGTCATACAATCCACGTTTTGCTTGTATGTCCCCTAAAAATCTTTCGATCATGTCTTTAATATTAGCTCTCGTTAGTGTATCGTTAGGTTCAAAAATAAACGGTCTTACAATCTTATCAAGACGTTCTCTTAAGTATATCACTAAACGAGAAACATTAATTCTATCTAATGCACTCGTTGCGGAATACAGAGTTTTTTGTCCCCAAACACATATACCTTCGCCTGGAAAATTTGCTATTGGATTTACTTTTTTACCATACAACGTGTCTCTCAAACCTTGTGTTAGTGCTACTGGTGCAAATTCACTTTCGCTATCTAGATATCCAACGTTTGTAGCATTTTGTACTGAACCTCTTGCAATACCTGCTGGTGCAAACCACGGATAAGCAACATTATCATTATATGCTAATGTTCGCATAATAATATGACTTGCTGGTTGAGCTACTGTAAACCCGTCAACGTTTGTTGTTAATGCTACACCTGGATAGTAAGTACCCATTTTATCGTTCTTAGGACTTACTAATCCAACTTCGCCATTTTCTGATGCACTTGTACCATCAATCCATGTGCTAATATCTGTTGCTTTGTTAGCAAGTCTCATTGGAGAATCAATAATACAGAATGCAGTCTCTTTTCTATCAATTGATAGAGTAGACATTTCGTCTGCACATTCTGGATATCCAGGAGTTGCAATTAAATTAAAACTTAATGTTTCTGCTCTTAAATCATCGTCTGATAATGCGGCTTGCATTGCAATAACAATAACTTTTCTTTGTGCTTTTCTACCAAATAATCCCGATCCATCGGCGGCTGTTCCGCTTGCTGAACGCCATTTCCATGTAGTTGCTAATGACGTATCGTATTTTCTAACATTATATGAAGAACGACATAAGTTCATTGCAAGTATTCCGTCCGGATATAATGCTGGATTTGGTCCACCTGTTAAAACAGTTGCACCAGTTGATGCATTTGTTGTGTCGCCAGCAGTTTCAGTAATGTCTGCAAATACAATACCATTTGGTGTAGACTGATCTGAACTGTCACGTGTTACCCAGGCTGAAGTACTAGAATTATACACTTTAAATACCATGTCACCGCCTGTTGTGTCAATCCATAAATCATTGTTACTTGGACCAGTAGGTGCCGTAGTACCTACAGAACTAATTGCTTTTGGTACCCAAAGTCCTGTGCTTTTTATATACATATCAAATGAGGCTGTTGTAGTGGTACTATCATACCAATATGTTCCGTCAGTTGTATCGCCTGTTAATGCTGTCGGGCTACTTTGTAATTGACCTGTTGCAGTACCGACAGTAATGGTTGCCCATGCACCTGCTCCATCAGAAGTTTTAACAACCATCTCTGGATCACCAGTTGCACTATCAATAGCATCGATATAAATTTCACCTGCGGCTGGTGTTGATCCGCCGTCAATTTTTACAGTTACATCGCCTTGTACTAATCCTGTGTCGGCTGTTCCGCCTACTGTAATTGCAGTAATTTTACCAGTTGAATCAACAGATGCGGTTGCAGTTCTGTTTGTTGCACCGGATAATGTAATGGTTGGTAAATCGCTTGCACTATATCCTGATCCACCGTCGTCAACTGTAATACTAGCAACGTCACCGGCTGTAATAACTGCGGTTCCAAATGCTTGTGATCCAACGCCAAAACGTCCTGGTGAATTTGCTTCTGTATCAGTAAATAACACCGGTACTGTCTTAGTTACCCATCCAGCAGTCGATGAACTATATTTTTTCATAACAACATTCATTCCAGCATTTGGTGATGTTGTCTTAACCCAAACATCATATCTGTTTGGACTTGCTGGTACACTTGTATGTGGATTTACATATACGTTTGTTGATGCATAACTTCCGCCAAGTGCTTGTAAATCTGTTTCTCTAACTTCTGTCCATACTGCTGATGCAGTCTTTTTATAATATCTCCATCCTGCTAATGTTGTTCCTGCTGAATCAATTGTAACAATTGCATATGAATCAACCGCTAATGCCGCTACTGTACTGATAGCATTATTAGGAACTGCACTTGCGGCAGTACCTGTTACTTCGGCACTTGTTAATACAGTTGGAGTCTTGCTTACCCAAGCACCAGCACTATCTGCTTCAAAAATACCAAATGTTGTTGAGGTTGTGTCAAACCATACTTGACCATCATTAGGTGGTCCTTTTGGCTCTGTCGCAGTTGCTTCTAATTCGGTAGTATTAATGTTTGCTCTTACAACATAGGCCCGACTTGCTATTCCTAAAAAGGAATATGCGGCTAACAAACCAAATTCATTTGTTTCGTGTCCGTGTACTGGAGTTCCGCTTGATACTTTAAATGTAGGATCTCCATAACTATTAAGTAAATCTCGTTGACTAGTAATAAGATATACTTTTCCAGCGGTTGCTGAAGTTGTATACGGTGCAGTGGTTGTGCCGTCTGTCAATTTTTTATCTTGCCCTGTTGCAATGATAAACATTGGTACTGTACCAGTTCCAACACTGGCGTAAAATGATTCGTCAGTTACCGAAACACTGACTCCTGGTGATACTAAAGTTGCCATTTAGTCTTCCTTAAAATTATAGGTCTCTTTTACATATTTATGTGGTATTTGGTATATAGTGGCGTTTAACCGATGAGAAAATGGAGCGGATCGCCCCCATCTGAGTAGGTTACAATCTCTTGATCTAGTTTATCCATTGCGGCTTGTGCATCTGCACGTAATGCTTCGCCATTTAGTGTAGTACCGCCTTGTGGACCTGCAATTTGACTGAACTTGCTTCTTGCTTCTGCTATTATTAATTTTGCTTCTGCTACTGCCCAACTTCGACACCAATAACCAGCATATGTATCGCTTAGTAAATCGGCTTCAGGTCTAAAATTGTAACAATGCAAAATAACATTTTCGTCGTTACTTTTTATTTTTCGTTGAATTGATAATGTTTTGCTACTAGGCTTCCATGTAAACATATATTCACTACCAAACATTCTGCCAAGCATTTCCCTATGCTCAGAATATGCTTCAAAAGTTAACAAACCGCCAGCTCGTCCCGAATGTAACAAATACGTATTAAGATATGCCGCTTCAAATGGTTCAACATCATTACCATATGTTGTTCCAGAAATACCTGTTACTGTTCTGTAGATATCCTTTACCTCAATAACTTCATCTGGCAAAACATAATCACTAACTTCTTTTGTTAGTGAAAGTACCATATAACTTTCTTCTGTAGAATTTGATGAACGTTGTCTATAACGGTCTAGTGCATGATCAATACTTAAATTGTAATGATCAGCATCTAATTCAATATCTACAATACCGCCACCGAGGCTAAGTTCTATATCTTTGATTAATTTTTGTCGCTGAGACTGAGCCATACAACTACCTTTTACAATATTTATTAAGGAGAATGTATACTAAGGTAGTTGTATAAGCTCGAGACCTATTTAAAAACTTTGAGGATTATTGTATCGTCACCAAATCGGGGAGTTAAACGGGTTTCTACTGCATTTACATCCGTAAACCATTTATCAAACTTAGTTCTACTAAGTCCTTTACACTCTTTTAATTGATCTTTAGGTTTTCTAAGTGTCTTTCTAACACTTAGTTTTTCATTTACATTTAATATAGTTGTACCCTTTGCCTTAAAACCCATACTATCGTCTGCAATTAATACTCCAATTTTTCTAAACTTAGTTTGGTAAATTATTGCCGCCGTTGCTCCAATTAATGTTACTGGTTTTTCACTTACAATTCCTAATTCGTCATTCTTAACACAATATTTTAATTTAGCAACTTGTTTTTCGGCACTCTTAGGTTTCTTTGTACGTTGTTTTCTATTAGCAAGAGATTCTCCAATAATCATATCACATGCATCAATTACATCCTGTAAAAACTTTACAAAACGATGTTTATCTGATGTTGACATATGTGAATAACCTTCGATTAAATCTTCGTCGGATTTAAGAAGTGCTTGATTAATCTCATCAAGTTCTAATTGGTATTCTTTTTTAATAACTCTTGCATGAGCTTGATTACAACCATTAGCTCTTAAATAATCAAGTGGTTTATTTTGCAAAGAAACTAATGCCCATGTGTCTCCTTGTCCTGTACACATATCTTTCCACTTTTCTAATTCAGCACCAATATCAAATGCTTGCTCTTTAACACGTTCTTGAATTGTTGGTCCTACTTGACGTTCTTCTTTCTTTTCTTCTTTTTGTTCTTGTTTATTAAAACCTTGTGTACAAAGATAATCAATATGTCTATCTAGTTTTTCCTGTACTAATTCGTCAAACTCTGCACCATTAATTGCCATCTTTGCAAGCCATCCATATGTTGACAAAACAAATACATCTGGACATGCTTTTACCATTTTAGAATCATCTTGACGATTTCGTTCAACTAAGTATTCTACTATGAATTTTTTAGCATCCTTTACATTATGATGATAATTGTAATAATTAAATCCCCATGAAATTTCACTATTAGTAACCGGTCCTGTATATATAGGCTCTGGTCCAGTATACTTTTCATCAAGATTTTTTTGTGTTATTCGCTTTTTCTTTTTAGGAGCAACTTTTAATAAATTTCCACCTGTTTTTTTTCTTGCTTTTGGCATACTGTTCCTTTGTTAAAGTTGGCAGACCATCTAGGATTCGAACCCAGACTTGGAGGGTTGGAGCCTCCCGTGCTAATCCATTGACACTAATGGCCTATATGTTTTGTGTATGAGTACATGCTGGATAACTGGAACATCCCATAAAATCTTTCTTGGAACGTTTTGCAGTTCTCTTAACAAGTAAACTCTCACACTTTGGACAAATGTGTTCTCCGTCGGCAACATACTTCCAAAGCTCTCTAGCTCTTTCTTTCATATTTGAAAAAGCATTTACTGTTCTATTTACTCTACGTTCTGCTTTAACTGGACGATCCTTTTTAAGATCGTACAATGTAACACGAATCGCATCTGAACCTATTTCCCGTGTTTTTTTAGTTCTTCTATCTACAGATGAAAAAATACGGATGGAGTAACGGAAGTCATCGCCTTTTAAGGCTCTCATAAAATCTTCAGGATTTTCATGTTTGATAACACGCTCAAAAACATATTCATTTGCATTAATGCCAAATCCTTCTGATTCAGGAGCAACATCATTAATACACTTGAACCCCATTTCGTCAACTAAAACTTTTTGTGCCTGATCAAATGTGAATTCAACGTATCCTGACATAAAGTGCCTTTTTGTTAATGTTTTAACGTAATATAAACATTATACTATCATATAAGCAAATGTCAACCAAAAAAAGTTATATTTTATTCAAGAGGATCGTAATTTTTCTTAGGCATAGTTTTTGTAAAATCAAACTTATAAAATTCTAAGAATCCTCTTTGTTCCTTAGTGCCGTCGCTATTTTCTTGTGTGCCGTCTTGATACTCACCTGCAATTACTTCACCGGCTTCCATTGCTTGACTTGCTTGTTCTTGTTTTTTATGTTCAGGTTCTGTATAAGGAACTTTATATGCAGTAGGATCTATGTCGCCTTCGTGAATAACCCAATAATAAATCCAATCCGGTTCTTTTACTGCCGAAGACAATAACATAAATTTACCCTTCTTAATACTTTCAGTAGGATACCCTAATAACCCTTGTATTGTAAGATATGTAGAAACTGTAAGAACCAATACAACAGGAATTACTATAAACATATAAAGTTTATCTTGTCCTTTTTGTATTAAATCCCAAATTATTATTGCTAATACAATAACCCATGCTATTATTAAAAAACTAAAAAATACCATTAAAAACCTCCTAATTCATGATCTGGTTCGGCTACTTCAAGATCTTCAATAATCAACATTGACGGAGGAGGTGAATCGGGTATATTAGGAGCTTCTTCAATTGTTGAAGTACTGGTGCCATGATGAATAGTCGGCTCGGCGAGCGGCGACTGCTTTCCCGCAAAACGTTTTGGCAGTTTGTTTTTTGAAACTACCCTCCCTTGTTCGTCTACTTTAAATCTAAGTACTGTTTCTTCTTGCCTATTATGTTTAAGAGTAATTATACTAGAATGTATTTCACTATATGGATTTATTTTTAATATTTGTACATTAACATCTACTGGTCCTTTGTTATGTCCTTTCATTGAATATAAATGTATGTTTACAATGAATTCACCAGATGTAATACCACGAACTGTCATAATTTCACGATTTATCCATATTGTTTTCTGTTCACCATTTGCAAGCATTATAGTATCATTACTATGTCCTAAGTCATCTCTATCTAAATGTAACCAACCTGCATCTCTATTTGGAAATCCTACTATTGTTCTATTAGGATCTTGCATCCATAAATCTACATCATAATGCGAACGTTCGTCCCATTCCATTATAACCATAAACTCGGCTTTTGCTTCTATGTTTGCTTCTTCGGTTATTGGATTAATTAAAATAAATGCTATAATAAACAGGAATGCAAAGCCTATTAATACATTAAACAATAAGTCCGTAAATGCTAATGTACTTTTATATCGTGATTCACTGTCCATACTGCTTGTTCTCGTCTTCTACATTAACTAATTGTATCTTTAATGCTAAAGAACAAATAAGTCCAATTAAGGTAGTATATAATGCAGTACTCATACCAAGAGCCATTTTTGTTAGAGAACTTTGTATAGTGCTTGTATTTGATAAGTCAATGTCTGCAAATGCACCACTTAACATTAAGAGAAACCCTGTAACAGTACCTATCATGCCCAAGGCAAGGCATGCCTCAGCTACAAACCAACCAATACTAATATCCTGTACTGTCTCTTTGGTTAACTTAGTTTTCCACCCAATCCAAAACGATGTTAGAATAAAAACTAACAATATTAAAAAACTAATTTTGGTTTGATCTGCGTGGTATAGGTCAACGTGCAAATTGAAGTATACTGCGATTCCACCTGCAAGGATTGAGAGGCAAAATATAAGCCACCATCTTAATAGTGCTTTCATTTAACCTTTAATTTAATAATTTATCTTTAGTATTTATTTCCTCTTCGAAGAGTTCATCTGGATTGTTTTTGATTTTTTCAAATATGTTATGCTTTAACTGTTTTATATGATTTTTTACAATCATTTCTGTTACTTTTAAAGCATCAAACGGACTTTCTTCGAGTATTTGTTCTCCAACTTTTTCTCCTTCTTCATGAGTATCATACCAGGTTGCTTCCCAGACACCTTTTATATTAGTATGTCGAATCTTATCATACACTATATCATTATCTTTGTTAACCCAATGTAAATGCAAGATACCAATAAATTCATCACCATTAGTAAACCCTTGAATAATATCTTTTATACCTAAACTCTGAAAAAACGGAAAGGCAGGATCGTTATAAAGTTTATAACGGAATTGTGTTTCTAATGCAAATCGAAGTTCTTTTTTTTCAAAATCATCCATGCATATATTTAAGGTAGGAAAAGCGGATGGGTTTAAAGGCGGCTAATCAACTAACAACGGACAAAACTCAACGAACAACAATAACACCTACTGCCCAACATCAACAAGCATCTGTTTTTTTGGGAGCAAAGTCTTTGGTGTTTTTCCATAGTCAGTATTGGGGGATTATCGACATTCGCCGACTAAAGCCTCTTCTACTAGCATCCGCCTAACAACTGAATTAGATCAATCCCTCATCGCTGAGTACTTGTTCTTCTTCAGTAGTTAATTCTATTGACTTTTTAACATTAAGTTCAAGCAATTTATCATTAGCCTGTTGTTTTTTCTTTTTAAGATTTTTAACTGTATCTTTAAAAGTAAGGATTTGTTCTCTATCAAACAATCCAACAGTAATGCTATCTCGACTTGAAAATGTGTCGTGGGACATAGATTTTAATTTATCAATACGCCCTTTTATCTCTAACAGATCTTTTCGAGCTTTATTCCTGCTAAGTTCCGCATACATCCGTATTTCATGATCTAGCCTGGCTTCTTCAGCAAGTAATGCAGACACACCACATTTTGAATTCATTTGAGCAGTCTTTGCTCTCATCGAATATAATGTAGTTAAAAGATTAGTTCGTAGTTGGATATTTTCTACTGCTTCTTGCAATTTTTTTGAAACCGCTTCCTTCGGTTCAACGAATTCATCTACTTCAACAGTAGAATTTATTTCTATCTCGGCTATCCGGGTTTGAAGTTCTTTCTGGATTGCCGCGGATTTACGCAGGTTAATTTTAGACATCTTGTTTCTCCTATATTAGCCAAAGTGTTTAAAAGCCTTTATTAGTACATATTATATGTGATATTTATCGTAAGGTCAACCTATTTTTTACAATTTTCTGCACATAATCTGTTTATTTTTGGTTTATCGAATGTACTTACAAGTTCATACATCTTTTTATGCTTTAGTACCTCTTCTACAGAATATTTGGTTAAATCATTCCAATCACCATCTTCATTGAACCAATCATAAAATTCTTTATAATTATCCGAACTACAATAATATGTATTACAACATGGAAAAAATCGTTTATCTGATGTTACGTAAAACCAACCATCTCTAGTGCATTCGGGTTCTAACTCTACTCTGTCTATCCATAATTGTTTAGGCTGTTTGTATCCTGGCTTCCATCCATGCGGTGGAGGTAAGCCTGAAACTTGTTTAACTTCTTTTACTAACTTAAAATTTGTTTTCCATAGTTTTTGTAATTTTTTTTCTGCTACTTCTTTTGTCATTAAATTAGAACTTATTCTAAAATTTTTAAACCCTAAATCGTATGCTAATTTTTTTGCCTGTCCTACTTGATGTTCATTATGTTTAAATACAATGAATTTCCAAGTTGCTATACCACCGGCATTAATATATGTTTTTACATTATGCATTAATCGTTTCCAAGAAACACCTGCACGATATAAATGATTTGTATCTTCTAATCCATCTATTGAAAATATAATACTGCTTCCAAAACCTGTAATTATTTCTGCCAATTCTTCAAATGTTTCAGTTTTACCTAATGAACCATTTGTATGCATAGATAATTCTAAATTTCTGCCATGTTTCTTTGCTTCTCGATATATTTCAGCAATACCTGGGTGTGACATTGGATCGCCATTATTACCTATTGAATATAATGATTTAACATCCTTAAACCAAGGTTGGTAAAAGAACTTTTCTTGTAAAAATTCTAAGTCTAAATTTAAATCTCTAACTCCAAACGGATTATAATACATTATTCCGTTGTCTTCGTCTATATCAACTCTAGTACAACTAACACATTTTGCATTACAAAAAGAACTTAATTCTAATTCTATACGTTTAGGAAAGTATATCATTTTTATTACCAAATTAGTCTAGAGACCCAGACAATTCTATTAAACTCATGTTTTTGTTTAGGTACCGAGTGGTAACTGCTTTCAGTATTTAAATATGCAAAATAAGTTCCTGGTAAACATTTTATTTGCTTAACAGGTATCATACTACCTTTTTGTTTTTTATAAAATATAGCACCTGTCTCTGGGTATTGATCAGTGTCAGGTAGATAAATGTGCTGAGTTATACTATGTATTACATCTAAATTTAATTTTCTTTTATAATCGTTGTATGCAATTTGATTATAATCTGTATGTATATCTAGTTGCCCGCCTTTCTTTTGTAATTGAAAAACAGAATTAAAAATATAATTTTTAGGAACATTAATTTTAAATGAGTTAAATAGATATTCTGCTTGTTCTTTTGTTTCAAACTCAGAACAAAATTTAGCATGTTTACTTATATATATTGCAGGACATAAATCAGGACGAGGATCTGGTTCCCATTCAGTTGTACTATATATTTTTTTATTGAGCTCTATTGGATTCTCAATAGCATTCTCTTGTACAATATGTAAAAAAGGTTCTTCAAATATCATTAATTTACCGAATATGATAAAATATCGCTATCAACTACTTCGGGTGTTATTTCTCCCATTTTTATTATTACTTCATGTAATTCTTCAACCATCTTTTCATCTTTAGGATAAAATAATGCTTCCTTAGCACCTATAGATTGAAGATATTGTTTTGATTCAAGTAATTGATTGTGTTCAAATGTTATGCCATTAATTACTAATTTACCATTTACTACTGTGATAATAGGATTACTCATTTTAAGGGTGGTGAATAAAGTAGGCCGCCATCTTTGTACAATTTATTAAGTCCTCGATTTAAGCCTAACCGTGTAGATTTACCTAAATACATTTCAAAAATTTCTTTATAATTTCCTACTTGGGAAATTATATCATAAGCAAATGTTTCGCTAATACCTAATTTTGCACCAAGCTCACCTCTTTCTCCCATAAAAATTTGTATCATAGGATCCTTGTTACTGCTAAAATCATCTATATTAACTTGGTCTATTCCAAATTCTTCTGCAAGAAATAAAACATATATTGCCCATCTAACAATATCTGAAAATTGTTGGTCCCCGTATTTTACTGCTGGACCTAATGGTTCTTTAGAAATAATTTCAGGTAATATTACATGGCTATTAGGATCAGAAAATGTAGATTTTCTACCTGCTAATGCTGAACGATCTGTGCCATACATATCACATTCGCCATCTATATAAAAGTCAGTAGCAGATTCTCCTGCTTTTAGTGGTACAGGGATATAGTCTACATCCCAAAGTTCAAAGAAATCTTTGATATTCTGTGCGGCCGTTGAATTTTCACCATAACATACTCTTGCACCTGTTAAGTCTTTTGCACTTTTAACACCCAAACTTTTACGTACAATAAATCCTTGTCCATCATAATATGTTGTAGGCATAAATTCAATACGCCACTCGACGTCTCGCGAATATGTCCATGTTGTTGTTGCTAAAATAATATCTACAGTACCATCAAACAAATATTCAAATCTAGTTTTACTATTAACTTCAACAGTCTTTATCGACCATTCTTCGCCCATAACTGCAATAGCAATAGCTCTACAAATTTCTATTTCAAAACCGTCCCAATTACCACCACGTTTTTCGCTAAAACCGGGTTTATCGTTATACGAACCACAAATCATGTAACCACGATCTCGAATACGTTTTACGGTTTCACCGTACTCTGGCATATACTCAATACCCATTGTATAAGGATCAGATTCGTGTTTTTTATGTTTTTCTTTAAGTGCTTCTAGTTCTTGCTTTACTTGTTCAAATTTATCTCTGTAATAATTGACATTAGATGCTTTTCCTGGGGGATAGCCGGCTATTTGGTCAGCAGGATTAGGACTGCCTGCATCACCAGCATTCGTTGTTAACAAAAGAATAATTGTTACTATAATCTTCCCAACGGGTAACCACATTACTTCAACGTCCTATATATTTCCATTAAATCTGCGTCGGATATAGGCGTTGTCATAGTGTAATATTTTTGATGTCCTACAGACATAAATCCTTTTAAGTCTGCAAAACTTGGATATGTACTTTGCAAACCTGAAATTAAATGATCTGGATCTAAATGACATTCGGCACACTCGTTGCCTTTTGACATTACTCTAGTTGCGGCCTTATATCGTTCGCTTTGTACTAAAACTGAGTTTAAATCTTTCTCGATCCAATTTACTTTTTCTTGCATGTCAGGAACAATAAAAAATATTAACCATGCTAACAAAGCAATAATGATGTAGTCTAAGGTTTTAATTCCTTTAACAGATTCAAACGTTTCACTTTCAATTTGCTTAACTGGTTCAAATTTCACTTCTTCTTCACCGTTTGTAGTTACTTTTGCTTCTACAGTATCTTTTGGTTTTTTCGCTTCTGCCATGGCGACCTAATAATTTACTTTGCTTTTCCGATTTGCGTAAGTTTTTTGGTAATCTCTTGTTGAAACCATTTCAAAACTATTGGTATACTTACATTTGATGTTAGTCCAAATAAATATCCAACCGGATATTTATAACTTGCATAAGGTGCAAGTTGTGGAATATTTGAAAAAACAATCGATATGAGTAAGTATCCTGTTACTGCCATACCAAGATTTATAAACCAGTCAAATACAATAAGACTTTTATTGCCTTGATATTTGTCTTTATTATCTTGTCTGTAATTGAATAAAAATATAAACGTTGATGAGAAGGCTACTACACCCATCATCACTAATTCATTAATTGTGAATAAGTCCATAATACCTCGATATAACAGTATTATTTAGTATTCAAAATTATAAGTTGTTTCGTTTTCTTGTAACAATTTGGCGCCATTTCGCAAATGGAACTTCATTGCCATTTCAGTTTTAGGACTTAGAGTAACAAACCGGTCAACTTTGGTTCTACTTTCGCTTTTTAATTCATCTACTACATTAAAAATGATAGTTCTTCCAGCACCTTTTTGGTTAGACCATACAGTATAGAAAATTGCATTAGGGCCAGATATATCAGATTGTAGTAATTCTTCTTCGGAAGTAGGAATATTATTCAAAAGTGCTATACATAAAACTGCCTCTATTGTATTGTGATACCTATCTTCTGACGTACTAAAATAACAAAACTCATTAACATACATTCGACGATGTGGCAGTTGGACTCTCCACCAATGTGGTATATTTGGTCTTACCGGATCTTTAGTACATAATTCTTTTGCTTCTTCAAGTGTAGCAAGCCTCAATTCCATTTTTCCTTAATAGTAAATTTACTATTATTTAATATTTTTTATTTTATATGAATGTAATTGGTAGGAGAAAAAATGATTGGTAGGCGTGGTTGGATTTGAACCAACGACTTCCACCGTATCAGAGTGGCGTTCTAACCAACTGAACTACACGCCTATGGTGGGCTAGGTAGGACTTGAACCTACGACCTGCCGATTATGAGTCGGATGCTCTAACCAACTGAGCTACTAGCCCGGGGTAAGCTCTTTCAACTGAATAGTTCCAACCTCACATGGTTGAATTGGATTAGTCCATTCAATATCGTTTGTAACATACTCGCCATTTATTGCTTGTTTAATACATGCACGAGTTTTATCTAGTGGAAATCTATTGCCTGTTTTGTCCATTCCTGTATTAACTAAAAATACATTACTTTCTTCTTCTGTAACTCTATCCATTAACAAATCGCTATATGTTTTTACAGGCAATGGCATAAACGGACTGCCATAGCAAGGCGAATATACTTTTTGTACTTCTTTTACACCGTCTTCAGTACCAGGCATTTTACTTGTATAACCTGTTTCAAATAATTTTCTAATACCCATTCCTTCTACCTTTGATACTGCTGGCAATGTACCGGTTGCATCTAAGGCTAAAAAGAATACGTCTTTAGGATGAGCAAACAAAGCTCTATTAGTTATTGCATTAGGTACACAATCAATTGGATAACTGCTTCTTGCATTTGGCTCTTTTTCGTTTTCAATTATTATCATTCCTAAACTTTTTGCATTATCCATTGCTTGAAAAATTGTTGGTTGTGTTTCTTTATTAAGTCCATCTGTTTTAGCATAACAACCTGTCTCTACATATGTAAGTCCAGCTTCGTCCCAAACAATTTCGTCATCACCTATTAATTGATATTCTGGATCTGCACTTAATGTGGTTTTTCCTGTACCACTCAATCCAAACATTAATGCAGTATTATCATTATACTCAAAGGCACTACAATGCATTGGTAAACGCCCTTCTAGTGGCATTGTGTAACCAATAATAGTAAATACACATTTTTTAATTTCACCAAGAAAACTTGTACCTGCTATTAATACTTCTTGTTTATCTAAATTAATATAAACTGTTGGATTAGATTTAATTTCCATATTATGATAAATTATCCAATCACCTGTTAACTTGTGATCTTCTTTTATTCTATGTTGTCTAAACATGTTGCCTACAAATTTATCATGAATTACACTTGTAGTTGCTACACCAAAATCAATACCACAAGTACGAAATATACTTCTATATTCATAATCACATGATTTCATTTTTTCAGCAAACTGTTCATAATCCAACATATTGCCTATCTGAACATCTTTTTGACGATCTCTACATAGTTTAATTGTGTTATCACCAAAATAAAATTTTCCTTTTGGACTTCTTCCGGTAGGGTATGTATTAACATTTACGTTGAACAACATGTTATTCCTTTCTTAAACGTAATGTAAAAAGAGTTAGGAGCCAGGAATTCTAGACTCAGGACGACTCCTTCTATTATCCTAGCCTGGCTTTTCACTAACTCTGTCAGGACGGAGCTACCGTCCCCCGCAAGTGGCAGAAAAACCTTATTCGTCGTAAGGGGAAACCCACTATTATGTTTCATTATATGTGTAGGATCGGAGACGAGAGCCTACTACAATTCTTTGGAGCTGGCGACAGGAGTTGAACCCGCGACCTATTGATTACAAATCAATTGCTCTACCAACTGAGCTACGCCAGCTTCTTTTTTGCAATCGAAAAATATTATAGCATTTTCGCGAACAAAATACCTTATTTGGCCCTTTATACGGGGACCAACAATGCATACATTCTTTGCTTACTCTATGCATCCTAATGTTTCATATTTTACTTGTTTCCAAAGTTTACCTTCTTCGTCGTATTTGTGTCTTATCATGTTACCATGAGAATCACAATGATGAGAATAAATTGCATCGCCAATTTCAAAAAAGCCTGCTTGTTGCATATCTGTTAATTGTTCTCTTGGTAGATATTGTGAAGCAACTACCCATTTAGGAGGATATTCTTCTTCCATCGGAGCACATGCAATTAATAATAATATTCCGCTAATTATTAAGGTATTCTTCCAACTCGTTGTATTGACCAATGTATTTGCCGTCCATAATAATTTGTGGCAATTTACCACTCTTTGTTAATCGAAACAATTCTCCAAATAACTTTTTATCTGATTCTATTGTTGTAAATGGAATGTCTTTACTTTCTAGTAATTCTTTTGCCTTATCACACCATTCACAATCTGGCATTTTTTTATGTTTTATTAATACATTTCCTGTTATTTTTAAATCCATTATAATCTCTAATTTTGGTGGGGAGAGATGGAGTCGAACCATCACAGCACTCAGGCGGCAGATTTACAGTCTGTTGGGTTCACCTATACCCAGCCTCCCCTTTCATTTTTATAGTATACGTTATTTACTAAGACTTGTCAACCAATTTTTTGTGCTCTATTAGGATGTTGCATCCCAAAACCACAATTCTTTTTGCATAATAAATTTGGTTTATTTTTAATTGTATTGTCTAATTGTTTAAACTGGTCACCTTTAATTATATCATAAAATTTATGTTTTTTAAGACTTATCTCTTCAGATCTATTTGAGGTTACTAATCGAGCCAATCGTCGTACTCTAGGATCTTCTTCAACCATATCTCCCCATAGATCACAACACGGATAAACTTTTGAATCGCAACCAATGAAATAATACTCGTTATCAATGTGTCTACATTCAACAGTTTTATAATGATTAAAATTTTGAACAAAACCATCTGGATAATCAATATGTTCTTTTGGTTTGTAATTTTTTGGTATATTAAAAATAGAGGCTCTTTCTTCTCTACTTTCTCTTCTATTAGGGTGAACAAAAAAAGATATAAATCCTAAACGTCTTGCAAGTTTTTCTAACTTTCTATAATCGTCCATATTTTGTTCAAAGAAAACTGCTTTTATAGCTCCTTTTCCTCCACCCTCAGAAAATGCTTTCATATTCTCTACAATTTTTTCCCAATCTGTACCTCGACGATATATAGAATTACGATTTCCATATGCATCAACAGAAAAATACAATTTTCGTTTTTTTGTATTCAAATACTTTGCTAATTCTTTATAAACTGTTTCATACTTTAATGAGCCGTTTGTTTTAACCTCAACTCTTGCATCTTCAACAGAACATGCAATTTTTACTAACTCTAAAATATTAGGATGAGTCATAGGATCACTATATGATCCTTGAAAATCAAATAAAATGTTTTTTTCATTAAGTAAATTACATAAATTTTTCTCAAATGCATTAACATCTAATTTGCCATTAGCTAGTATTTTGTCTTTATTATATATTTCTAGATTTTTTCCATCATATGTATATCTAGAACAAAAAGGACATTGAGCATTACAAACACTTGTTGCTTCTATTTCTAATATCATATCTCTTTTAACTTATCTGCAACAAATTCATGTATAACTTCATTTTGATGTCCACACGAACATGTTTCTGTATCCCATAATTCTTTACTAAAATCTTTAAAATAAGATTTTTTAACACCTTTAAGTAACCTAGACGGAACATGTTGTTCTATTATAGATTGCCATCCTGGAAGTATATTACCTCTAAAATCACCATGCCATCCAAAAAATATAAAGTTACAATTATGTTTATCACATATTGCTTTCATCATACAAATTAATGCAAACTGATCTACAACAAAACTTGTACTAAAAATCCAATGTTTAGATGCACTTTTTGCTAATCGTTCTGCTTCATCAGTATATTCTTCAAGCCCACGTTCCTTCATATGTCCTCTAACACGTTTATTAATACTATTTGGAGAACCCCAGCCTTTATTCCACCATGAAGGAGCAATAGGAACATAAAATCCTGGAAAGTTATTATTCTCAAAAGGGTGATCACCAGATTCAAATATTTCTCTTGTTACTAACTTTTTATTTGTTAATTCTTCATGTAAATGTGTAATATTATCAGGAGAAGATAACCCATCAAAACTTATACTTGCCCTAGGTCGAGTAGGATGATTAAGTTCAATTATTACTGTACTATTTGGTTTAATATAATAATCTAACATTATTGCTATTTCTTGATTTGTAATAGCAATACAAGATAAATTTTCTACATCTAAATTTTTTTGTTTTGCAAGTACATATGGCCATGTTTTCTGTATATCCATGGCTATATTATCACCACAACATCCAAAAGTATTACTAGTTCCAAAGGCTTGAATTAACATGAAATCTTAATAGACTGGTTACGATAAATATTTATATGCCTAGATTAAGTTTATATAAGCCAACGAAAACGAACGATTATTACTTTATGGATAAGACCATTGCCGAGCAATTTTTAGTCGGTGGTACTGAAATATTAGTTCACAAGTATATTGGCGTTGAAGAAATACACGACGATGATCCTGTAATACAAAATCCTGGTGCTTTAGATAAAGAAACTAAGGAAACTATTATACAAGATCTACTATTTTTAGAGAATCGTGATAGAAAATACGATGTAGATATATATGATTTACGTGGAATTTATAATGTAGGTGATAATGATTTTGATTTAAGTCAATTTGGCTTTTTTCTTACTGCTGATGTATTATATATGAACTTTCATCTTAATACAATGGTTGATATCATGGGTAGAAAAATAATGCCCGGGGATGTTTTTGAACTTCCGCATTTACGTGATGATTTATTATTAGATTCTGAAGCAAAAGCAATAAACAAATTTTATATTGTGCAAGATGCTAATAGAGCATCTGAAGGCTTTTCACAAACATGGTATCCTCATATATGGCGTGTAAAATGTAGTCCACTAATAGATTCACAGGAATACAAGGATATATTAGGTACACATGATGACGACGATAGTCTTAAAAACATGCTTTCAACATACACAAAAGAAATTGAAATTAACGATAAGATTGTAGAAGCGGCAGTAAAAGAAAATCCAGATAATGAGCCAGACAATAAACACTTAGCAAATGCAACATATCCTGGTGCATGGAATGCAACAGATGATTGGGGCGAAGCAATATCAGAAGTTACACAATTTCCAGCAAGTCCTAATATTGGAGATATTGTTATACGTTCTGATTTTTCACCAAAACGTATGTTTGAATTTACTGGGCAGAAATGGCAACGAAGATATGATAATGATGAAACTAATAAGTGGGAAAAATCAACTTATCCTACTTGGGATTTTACAAATAACCAAGAAGATCCAATTATTAATGGCGAAACTATTGAAGGGGCAGAAGGGCTTAGTCAAGCAATTAAACCTAAAGACACGGATCCAGCATAATGCAATATTTTTACGACAAACAGATACGAAGATACATACAACAATTTTTAAGGTTGTTTAATAACTTCTCTGTACAAATGGGACATAACGAAGCAGGTGAGCCCGAATACTTACGAGTGCCTATTAGATATGCTAGTAAAGAACGTATGACATCTGCTATTTTAAAGAACAATAGTGAAAATGTTGTTAATACTGTTCCTCTTATGGTAGGCTATGTTTCTAATATGCAAATGACTCCTGAAATGAGAATGTATCAACATCATGAAGAAAAAGTTCAAGTTTATGAAAAGAAATTTAATTACACAACCGATGCATACGAAGATAAAGTAGGGCAAACTTATACAGTCGAAAGACACATGCCTGTTCCATATAAATTGTTAATGAACTTAGATATTTGGACCAGTAACATGGATCAAAAGTTACAGTTATTTGAACAAATAATGGTTGTGTTTAATCCTACACTTAATATCAAGTCTAGTAATAATCCACTTGATTGGAGTAGTTTAACATACGTTAATATGACTGAAGTTAATTTTACTACTCAAACTGTTCCACTAGGAACAGATGATGTTATTGATGTTGGAACTTTAACATTTGAGATGCCTATTTTTATTAACCCTCCAGCAAAAGTTAGAAAACAAACAATTATTCATACAATTATTACCGATATGGATGTGGTTGCAACAGGTGAATTAGAAGAATGGGAAGGTAGCAGTCCAACATGGGATGCATCAGATCAACATCAAACGTATGTTATTGTTACACATGAAAATTATCATGCTAAAGTCACTGGTAACGTAATACAATTACTAGGTAGTGATTTATCATCAACTGATGCAAATGGCGATCCTTTAAGTTGGGCTACTGTACTTAAATCATATGGTGAACTTAGTGCAGGTATAAGTCAACTAAGATTTAGAAATACATCAGATCCTGCTGATTCAAGTGCTGATATTGTAGGAACAGTATCATTTAATAGTGGAGATGTAAATTTACTCGATATAACTTTTGATACAGATACGTATCCTGCAACTACACTTACTGCAATTACTGCTATTGTTGACCCACAACTTAATAAACCAGGCGACGGTACACTTGCGGCATCAACATTAGGACAAAGATATTTGCTTACAAACGATCTTCCAGAACTTGCTGATTGGAGTTCATTAGATGCCAAGAAAGATGATATTATAGAATATAATGGTTCTGCTTGGATTATAAGTTTTGATGCAAGTGCTACAAGTGCCGTTAACCATATTTTAAATAATGCAGATAGTAAACGTTACAAGTGGACAGGAACTGCTTGGGTTAATGCTATTGAAGGTACATATAAACCAGGGTATTGGCGAATTTACTTATAATCTAAAATGTCATATAAAGCGGCAGGATGCCTAATATATTCGGTATCCACAAAAAGATTTTGCTTTCAACTTAGAAAAAATAAAAAAACACATACTAATTCATGGGGTACTTGGGGCGGTCAACTCAAAGAAAAAGAAAAACCTATGGATGGCATGTTACGTGAAATACAAGAAGAGCTTTCGCGAGATATACAAATATCTAGAATTATACATTTAAACACATATCGCAATAAAGACTTTTCATATATAAATTATATTATGCTAGTTCGTAACGAATTCGTGCCTAATTTAAATAACGAGAGTGATGGTTATGCTTGGGTTAATATACATAGCATACCTAATGGGTTACATCACGGATGCAAAAGACTTTTTGAAACGGATAAAATTAGGAAGAAAATTGAAAATATAACAGACAATTACGATATAAACAAAGCATTGTATGATTATATTAAAAGAAATGAGTCAAGATCGTGAAGAATTACCGCCAAAAGTATCACTTAAATCAACATTAGAATTACCAATAGAACCACCATCTTCTGAATGTCTATTTGATTGTAGGCTACTAAATGTAACATTACTAAGAGATGCTCCTTGTAACCCGGCTACATCACCAGCGGATATTGCACTACCAGTTGCTGGTAATGGATTAAATGTATCACTATCACCTGCATTACCAATGTGAATGGTATTGCCATAACTTTCCCCGCCTGCGGCAGAATAATAAAGAAAAGTTAATGCATGATTTGTTTGTGAAGAGTCAGTAACACCTTCAATACCTGAATAATATTCTGGAACATAATTTGTTGCTACTGCCCATTCTGTATATGCTCCAGCAGTTCCTGGTGTTCCATTTTTTGTTACATTAGTTGTAAATTCGCCGGCGCCTGATTTTATTTTAAATTGTAATGTATGTCCGCTATTACTACCATCGGATTGATCAAACCTATATGTTTTGCCTTCATCTAAACTAATCGCAGGATTTTGATGAGATCCTAAATGAAATTTACTACTTACAACGGTAACAGTGAATGTAACATCAGCCATGAATCAATCCTTACTTTAAATATTTATCTGTTCACTTCTTTAATGAATTCATTTTTAAGCCATTCATAATCATTAATTAATGACATGTTGTTATCTTTGTTGCTACCAAATTCTTTACCAGCAATAGCACCTTTAATACAATATTTTCCAAATTTTTCTTCTTCTCCTTTTGTACACCATGTATTCAAACGTTCTTCATTTTCGTCGTTATTATTTCCAAAATAATTAGAACCACGTGCTAATTTTGCACATTCTCTAAATGCAGTACGCCAAGTACAAAGAGGATCAGTATTAAATTGATGTATGTTGCTTACTTCGTCTACTTGTATAAAATTTGCCAAAGAACTTATTGTCATATCTATATTATCAGAATGTAAAGTTTCTAATATTGTTCTAGGTATTAATTTAACTGCTCCATGTCCATATACTAATCCATTTATAGGATTTTTTGCTTGCCAAATATAAATGGTATTATTTCGTCTGCTTTCAGGTGGTTGATAATCAAATTCAAATGTATCTACTAATCGTGCATCGGCATCTACTACCCATACCATTTCTGAATCTATACGTTTGCTAATTTCTTTATGTGCATTTATAATGCCATTAATTTGTTCAATTCTTTTTGCTTGTGGTGCTTTATGTTGTATAAGTTTAAAGTTTGCATCAGCATATCGTTCATCATACGATAAAAACGCAATTTCAAAATTAGAACTACTTATACTTGCTCCATATTCTTTTTTAACTTTTTCTAATGTTAATAATTTAGCATGTGGTACATTAGGAATCAAACGTACACAATCCCACGTAATAACTTTTCCCGAACTAGAACTTACTCGGGGAAATTCCCATATATGATTCATTGCTAAAGATTTTCGAGGACGCCAATGCCAAGGAAAATCACTACGTATATTATATTTTTTATTAATAAGCCAAATTAAATCTGTTTTTGCTTCTGGTACTTGAGCTAAATCTGTAACTGTATCTACGTAAATTTTTTCCGCATTATTTAATTCTATTAATTTCCATGCGACTCTATCAATAGTAAAAGGATTATCTGGATAATCTAATATATCTTTATATGTTAATCGTCTTCGGGAGGTTATTTTAGTCCAAATTTTATTCTTCATGAATATCCTTGTAGGAAAATGTTTTTATGCCAACATGTTGTAATTGTTGACTTACATCTCTATCACAATAAATTTTTGCTAGTGTTTTCTTACAAAAGTAAATATCTTCTCCATGTTCAGGAGTAAACTGAAACCAAGGTGGTTTTATTTGTTTGAAAGTATTTATAGATACCAACATACATCCCATTCCACATGCTTCTATTTCAAATAACTTAGGACCATTCTTGCTAATATGTACTCTATCAAAAGAATTTTCTGAATATGAATAGAATCCAGTACTATTAATTGGAGGATATCGGGTAGGATATATACCTGCTACTATATCTTTATTGTGTGCTAAAAATAGTTCTATTAAATTATCTGGAAATATAATATCGCCATCTAACCATAAAGTATGTGTGGCATCAAGTTGTATAGCATCTTTAACAAGTTCATTACGATTACGTGCTAAATCACTACCTGATCTTATTTTAAGATGTATATCAAAACCAAGTTTTCCTGCTCGTAAAAATAATTTTGCTAATCTATCAGCAAAATATGCATAAACTTGATCATATGCCGGAATGCATACACAAATTCTAGGTTGTTCCGCTTGTAAGTGCTTGTTCAATATCCTTAATCTCTTTATTCATAGCTGAAACTTTTACTAGACATTCTCTAATAGTTCTATACATAACATTAGTAGGTAAGCATGTAATAGCATCCATTGTTTCTGGTTGCAGTTTGCCAATAGTTAAAATATCAATAGCACCCATTTTACCAAGTTTTTCAACCCAATATTGTTCTTCTTCATCTTCAATTTGTCCTAATATTTCATTAGTACCGGAACCTTCAGGAACAATATCATTTAAAATCTCTTGAAGTATTCCTATTTCTTGTTCTGCGGTAGCATCACCTTGCATTTCAAGTTTTTCAATTTCTTGGATTATTGCGGCAACTTTTCTTGCTAGACCTGGATGCCTGCCTAATAATAAATGTTCCATTTCAAATCTTGTTCTATGAGGAACAAATGTTAGTACTTCACTCATTTCTTTTCCTTTGTGTTTTTATTTTGATTTTTTCCTTGCAATATTTTTCGCAAATTATCTATAACGTCTTTTGGTTCTACTTTAATTTCTGTAGGACTTAAACTTTGCATATTTGTATGCAGACTATGTCCTATCATTGTAGGTGTTGTTGTAGTACCCCATACTACAACTCCTTTTTTACGGTACTGACGTGCCGCGGCAAAGTGATGTAAACTAGAATCAATAGCAAAAAATGTTTCTGCTTTATTAACTAAAGCCGCAAATACCATTGCATTTGTTTGAGCAGTTAATACTCTTTTTTGTAATTCAGCAGGAACTTGTACTGGTTCATTTGGTAATGCATATAAGAAAAATTTATAGTTTTTAAATTCTTCTCCTAATGCAAGCATCATATCATAATAATTTTGCAAATTTCTACCTTGTGTCATTGCATTTTGAGTATAACCTTTACCTTGCACATAATGATTATCTGCTGGTTGTCCTCCTGTAAACTGTAACATTATAAATTTTTCTTGGATAAACTTATCGTATATATTTTTTGCTTCGCCTGACCATTGTGGGTTTATAAACAAGTCTGGTTGCATATCCATACCTTCAACATCTAAATCAAAGCCAAATAGTCTAGCCCATTCTTTTACAATATGTCTATCACGTTTAGCATATTGTGATACGTAAGGTTCTCTAAAAATAATATCATCAAAATATTCTGCAATATCATGTCTTAAATCTCCACCTGTCCATTGTGGTGCAGAATTAATTTTTGGATGAAATTTAAATACCTCCGGAAATCCACATGCTATTGATATTTTATTATTATCACGTTTTGAAAAAATATCAATAAGGGAGGAAAATAAAACACATTTGCCTATTCCGCCATGTGCAACATAAAGATTAGTTTTTTTCATAAAGTGGGATTAGGATCTTGGCCTTTTAATAGACGTTCTAATTTTTTCCATAATTGATCATACATATTTGACATATGTTCTATATCTTTAATTAATGATTTGTTTGTTTTTTTAAGTTCTTTTATTTTTTGAGACTGCTCGTTTAATGCATTAATTACCATTTCATTAGTTACAGTTTCTTCATCAATTTGATTTATTAACTCAGTTGCATTTCTAATTACAACACCTGTTTCGGCTTTACTTGATTTATATTTTAATATTAATAAATTAATTTGATTGTCATCTGCAACAGATAATAAATCTTCTATCCATTTAGAATCGCTCATATGATTGTAACAAATATATAATGATTAGTCAACCTGAAGTTTATCTCTTATTCTATATTAAGAGCTTTTTTTAAATCCTGTCTGGTTTACCATATTCACCAGATTTAATATGTCTTTTTCAAGTAAATTAACAGTTTGTTTTAATTCAGTTATTTTACTAGTTTGAGCATTAATAGCATTGACCAACAATGGAATTACTTTTTCATATTTAATTGTTAAGTAATCTTCACCTGATTTTGAACTACCATCTTCAGCAACATCAAACGGTGCTGGTACTACTATTTCAGGTAATATTTTTTGTACATCTTGTGCTATTAAACCAACTTGTCGTTTATCGCTATCATATCCAAATAACTTTGCTTCGTCGCTTTCTTTATAATATACACCTGAAATTTCAGTTAATACATCTGCGGCATCTTTACCTTCAACATCTTGTCCTGGACCTTTTTCTTCAACAACCTTTAATCGTCTATCAGAATAGTATGCAGTAATTTCATTTGTTGCACGAATTTCACCGGTTGTTCCTGAAGCGGCAGTTCCAACTCCAAAAGATGTAGCTCGCAATGATGTTATTGTTCCTACTGAAGTAAGGCTAGATGCGGTAACACTAGAGTTAAGTGTAGCGCCTGTTAAAGTTCCTGCGGCCGCGGTTACTGTAATATTAGCAGAACCATTAAAACTTGTTCCGTTAATAGTCCTTGCAGTTTCAAGAGTGGTTGCAGTTGAAGCATTTCCTGTTACATCTCCCTCAAGATTTGCAACTAAAGTGCCTACTGAGCCAGAAACAACTTCTGAACTTATAGTTGCATCCGGGACAAAGGTAAGTTTTCCATCAGAATCATCAAAACCCAAGAATGCAGTTTTTGGAGCTGATCCAGTGTGATACTGCATTGCAAGTCCAACATCTTTATTTGTATCAGATCCTAATGCACCACCGCCGACAGCAGTTTGTAGATGAATAATTGGATCAACTACTGTCATTGTTGTGCTATCTACAGTAGTAGTTGTTCCTGATATTGTTAAATCACCAGTTACTGCTAAATCTTGAGATATAGTAACATTTCCATTTGCGGCAATAGCAATAGCATCAGTATCTGATGCAGAACCTATATTTCCAGCATCTTTTATTACAATGTTTCCGCCAAAATACCCATTACATGCTACACTAAGTCCGCCATCTGATTGTAACGCACCATCAGTTGTAGATGTTGCATTTGTAGTATCGTCTGTAAGTATTCTACCTGTTGCGGTAATAGTTGTTCCGCTGAATATTGCTTTAGCAGAACTTATTCCACCATCAGTTTGTATTGATCCATCTGTACCACTTGTTGCATCTGTTGTATCATCACTAATTATTCTGCCAGTTGCGGTAATAGTTGTTCCACCAAATATTGCTTTAGCAGAACTTATTCCGCCATCAGTTTGTATTGAACCGTCAGTTGTGCTTGTTGCATCAGTTGTATCATCACTAATTATTCTGCCAGTTGCGGTAATGGTTGTTCCGGCAAAGATTGCTTTAGCGGCACTTATTCCACCATCTGTTTGAATAGATCCATCTGTACCATTTGTTGCATCAGTTGTACTGTCACTGATTATTCTACTACTACCTACTATACAAGAAGTTGCAGTAATAAGTCCAGCTTGATCAATACATAATTGCTTAGTGCCGGCAGTATAAAATTCTAAATCATCTGCATCAGATGATACTTCAGCACAAATATATGTGTCTTGATCAATATCAATTAATCCACCTAATGATCCCCAATCAGATCCACTATAACCTTCAAATGAACTTGTTGTAGTATTGTATCTTACACCGCCTTGTGTTGGTGATGCATCTCTTTGAGCAGTTGTACCAACTGGTAATACTAATGAATTAGTACCTTCAATAACTACATTTCCAGTACCATTTGGATCAAGGTTTATATTACCATTTGTATTTGTACTATGTAAATCGTTTAAATTAGAAGGATCAAACGCTAAATTATGACTATCACCTCCGGGAGGTACACCTGTATTACCAGTATATCGTGACCCTTTAATATATATTTTTTTACCGGTTAATGCACTTGGGATACTTGTACCAATAAAATGTAAAACACCAGCATCATAATCAAAAAACCATTCGTATCCGTCTTCACCGCCAAGTAATTGTGTACCGCCTGTTTCTGGATCTGATTGTCCAGCATCATCGGCGTATACTTTTACTAAGTAAGTAGATCCATACGAGGGATCAATCCAATTTGTTAATCCTGTTTTCCATGTTCGTTGTGATGTTGCAGTTGCATCTTCTGTAGTCTCAACAGTTGCAGTTGAACCAACGGCATCTGAATATACAGTAACAACACCAGCACTAGCAGTTGGTTGAACGGCAGGAATATCTCCTGATTGAGCCCATATGACCTGGCTATCAATTCTTTGTGTCGCAGGTATAGCTTCATTTGGGCCACCTTTATTATCTGAAGTATCCGTTTTCGCGGCTTTGTATCCGATCTTCTTCCATAAAAAGTCAACTTTTTGATCGCTTGTAATTGCCATTCATATATCCTTACGTAAAGCTCAAACTATCTATATAATCACCACTTGCTAATTTAATATTAAAAAATAATTGGTTATTATGTGTATTACTTAAATTGGCTGTTCCTAAGTTCATTGTAAATGTGTCGTTTACTGCTGAACCAGTTGTTACTCTATTAGAACTACCATCTGCTACTCCATCGCTTCCGTTACCACCTGCACCAGTATTAGATCCCGGCATACCAGAACCAGCGTATGTAGCCGTACAATCTAACCATCCACTTAATCCACTTGAACTGTCTGTAGTTTCGCCTGGTAATGCAATCCAAAATCCACTAATTTTTCCATTTAACACAATTCCAAAAGACGAAACAACCGAACGTTTAAATGCTCCTCTAAAATATTGAGCACCAGATCGACCTGTATTTAAATCTGGGCCTGCAGGTAAGTAGCCTGACGATAAATCAGTTGAATAATGTTTTAATTGTCCCCACCTTACAATAGCTTCATCTGTGCCTGCAACCGTTTGTGAGCCTGTCCATGCATGGCTTGCATAATAATCAGTTGAACTATTGTATGTTGGATTATCACCAGAAGCAGATGCAATTACTACACGTTTTGCATTTCCTGAGCCTGTTCCTAAACTTGTTATAGTAATATCTTCTTCGTCAAATCCACTCAATGAAGTTCCTTTTAAATTAATTTTTGTTGAAAATGTACTATATGCACCTTCGCCATTAATGTTTGATAAATTTGCTTTTACAGATGCTACGGCATTGACTGTTCCATTAACATTAAAAACAATATCTCCTAATGTATATTTACTTGCACTTGTTTTGCCTGTATTAGCAATAGGATTACCACTATTTAAAAATGTACTTGATCCGTCAATATTTGCATACGTATATGTTTGTGTCGCTATTATGTCACCAGACGTACTTTCATCATTAGTTCCATGTTCAACACTAAATGGTGTTGAAGTATCTTGAAATGTTTGTCCAATCCAATCATATGCTTTTACAGTACCTAATTGAACTTGAGCGCCTGTTGTATAATATGGAACTCCACTAATATATGCTATTGTGCCTGCGGCTGATTGTGTTACAGTCGAGGCTGATATATCTAAACTTGGTGTTGCTGTCACATCATCTTTAACAAATTCTATTTCTGGTGTTGCACCTGTTGCAGTATGACAAATTTGATAACTATTAAGTCCAACACTAACTGCACTTGCTGTCTTAGAAACTTTTGCTTTAAACACTCTATAAAAATTACTTGGATAAATTTTACTTGATCCGGATACAGTTGAACCTGTTGCATTAACTGTATTAGCATCAATATCTTCTGTAACACAAATTGAATTTGTTAATCCAACGTTACTTGAAGCAGTAAAAGCAATGATTCCATCTGCGGCTCCATTAACTAATGCACAAACCGAACCTGCGGCTGAATTGTATGCATAACTATCGAGTACATCTGAGTCAATTGTTCCGGTTGTATCTGTTGTTCTATCAACTGCGGAACCGGCTGATAGTGTAGCACCACCTGTATTATCTGTAAATCCATGTGCTAACTTAGGACTTGTTCCTGTATCTTCTCCAGTAAATCCTATTGTTTTAGCACTTACACCAGCCGGTGCGGCAGGTGTTGCTAAAATACACAATGTAAAGTTTTCTGTATCGTCTGTAGCATTTAAACTTAATGTTGGATTGTATGCCAATAAATTACCGTTATATGTTCCTGCACCTGCTGATGTATAATCATGTGTAATATTAGTACCTACATCACCTGGGTTACTACTACCATGTGCTACACAATCAAGAGATGAGCTATCACCCCAATTATATTCATAACATGTAGCATTTTGAGATGTATTTGCGGCACATGCCATTGCATAATTATTACCATCATACCCTACATGAGCATATCCTTTATCATTAGCGGAACTATCAATATCAGCGGCTAGATGTTGAAATTGAGCGGCTATATTTGCTCGAGGATCTGGTTTAATTGTAATTGTACATGCTGATGTTACAAACGGACTACTACTATGCCCGTTGAATGCTTGTAAACATACATCACGAGTTACTGTGGTACCTGCGGCCTGCTCGGCTCCTGATAATGCAAAAGTGTGAGCTACGGCAACATTATAATCGCCTGCTCCGCCACTACCTGCGGCAACTTCACATGTATCACCATCACCAAATGTCCACTTCCAACAGTTTCCTGCTCCAAAATCACTTGCAGATCCTAGTGTATTAACACTACTTGTAAAGTTAACAACTAAACCACTTGTTGCTTCTTCGTTATTTCCACTATTAACATCACTTGTAAATGCCGGAGTTTGTGAGCTCCAAACACATACACATTTAACTTCACTGAGAGGAAGTACTGTTGGATTAGTAGTGCTATGATTATCCATTCTTAAGCATACTGAATAACGTGTATCTTGATTAGGTGAGTTTGTCCATGTATGTGCTAATCCTGATCCATCACGACCACCTGAAGCGGCATCATTTGCAATACATTCATCATTACTATCGCCCCAAAATATTGTATAATCAGCAGTATTACCATATGATGTTGTGGCACCTGTTTCTGTTGTTGTGTTACATAAACAAGCGGCTACTCCACTATCCCAACCAGCGGTTGTAACATTTGTTGGAGTACCATCATAAATTGCATATTCAACATCAGGAGTTGGTGATGTAATTTGTAAGTAATTTGCACAATTTAAAGTATTTTCTGAGCCATAACCTATACCACTTGTATTTTTCGCAGTTGCACAAACTGTATTACATCCGATAGCACCTACTGCATATGTTTTACTAATTACACATGAGCTATCACATGCTACACTTGTTAACTTACAATCTGTAGATCCGTCACCCCAATCAATATCAATACATGTTGGATTGCCCATCCAGCAAAATGTAAAAGCAACAGGAGTATTAGCACTTGCAATGCATTGTCCGCCGTTATTACCTGAATCAGTACTCCAAGATATATCTCTAATATACGTATCTCGTCTTACATTTAATATTGTATCATTTAAAATATGAATTGCATCTGCTAATTTATCTGTATTTTCAAGACAAACACTAGCACCTTCTCGTGTTCCGCTATAACCACTTGTTAGTTGTGGTGTTCTGTGGTAAACACATGCATATCCGGTTGGTGTACCAATATTAGATCCTGGTCCTGCTGTATCATTTATTAAGTCTTTAATACATAAATCTGCAAATCCAGTTCCACATTTTAATTCCCATTTATCAGAAGTTTCGTTCCATGTAAGATGTGCATTATCAGCAGTTCCACGTTCAATTTCAAGTCCTGCATTTTCTGAAGGTGTTCCTGCTTCGTCAGCATTCAATGTCATAATTGAATCGCCAATTAGCACACAATTTGAACATACCGCAGTTTGTGTTCCTGCTATTGTTAAATCACCACCTATATAAACATCACATCCTACACCTAATCCACCTGTTATAATAACTGCACCACTAGAAGCAGATGTTGAATTTGTTGTATCTGTTACACAAGTTGCACCTGATATATCTGCGGCGCCTGTTACCGTTAAACGTGTTCCTGAAAAAGTTAAGTTCGAGCTATCTTCTACTTCACCATTTGTTCCTGCTAATACAATTCTTCCTGATGTTAAATCACATACTTGTAAACTACTTGCTACACCACATGCTAATGTTGCAGTACCTGTAGTAGTTAAAGTATCTGCACAAACATCATCAATGAATGCATCTTCCCATTTTTTTGTTGCAGAACCTAAATTGTAAGTATCACTACAATCAGGAATTAAACTGGTATTAAATTCTCCAGTTATAGATACACAATCTGTATCAGCATCTCCTAATGTAACATTACCGCTAAGTTGTACGCCTTCAGCATAAATTTGTTTAAACGCCTGAGTTGAACTACCTAAACAAATATCACTTGTAAAAGTTAAATTAAAACATGCTCCAGAACCGCCACCGCCAGTAACTACATTTCCAGTAGTAGTTGTTGGTTTAACATCATAGATACCAGCACATTTAATAGTTGCGCCTGTTATCTCTCCGCTACCGCCGACAGTAGTAACACAAATTGTTCCAATTTCAGATCCGGATGCAGTAGTTGCTCCGGTGTTATTAACACAGACAACATCATTTTGTGCATATCCTGTACCTGCGGCATTAATTGCAACGGCAGAAAGTTTAAGAGATGCTACTAAATTGCCTCTAAGATAACCACCAGTTTTAGCTAATTTTTTCTTTTCAAGTTTGTTAATTAGCCCAGTATTAATTATACTCATTTAACTTCCAATACACCTTTATAATATTTATTTCTCATATTTTAGTCCACGATGTACATATCAGTTGATCATCAGTGTTATATGACAAGCATTGAGTAAACAATTTAGTTGATCCATTTGTATCATAATAATCGACTATTGTTAAATTATCATTACCATCATAACATAAACATTGCATATGTCCGGTTACATAACAAACTTTTTCCATTAAGTCACTTGCATTATATTCCATGCATGATACATTAGTTTCATTTAATGCTGAATCTAATCTATTTGCTATTCGTACCCAGTTTGAATCATAATATGTTTCTAAGGAACAAATTGTTGTGTTATATCGTAGTAACCCGTCAGTTGGCGAAGCATCTCGTTGTGCAGTTGTACCAGCCGATACTTTAAGTGAACCGGTACCCTCAAAACGAGGATTTTCAACAATCATTGATGTCGGTACTTTTGTTGTTGCCATAAAAAATCCTTATAATACTACATGTAACCTTATAACTATATCCACACTATTTGGTGGTTCCGTTGTAAATGTTATTTTTTGTGTAGTATTGCTAAAAGTATAATCTGTTGTCGGTTTCTGAAGTACACCGGATAATTGTATAATCAAATCTTTATCACTAACACTTCGTTCACTAACAGGAAAACTTGTTAATGTATATTCTGTGGTAGCACCGTCACCGGTAAACGTCCACATCATAAGATCTGAATTTACTAATGGTTGTCCAATGTATGACATAAATTTCCCTTATTAATAGTATTTAGCTGAGTTCTAAAACACTCATTACAACGTCACAATCCGTGCTTGAACTTTGCAATTTTAAGGCATCGTTTGCTTCTAAATTAACTACCTTATCTACCACTAATGTTGTGTTCTTGAAAACTGTTATGCCCTTCATGATATATTTCTCAGTACCTGCACTTTCGTCTCGCAAAGCAAGATCGACAACAATAGCAGAACTGATATTCTTATTAGAAATATATATTGCGTGAACTATACAACCTGTAATACTAGCGCCTGCGGTATACAATGTTTCAAGTGTGTCTGCGGTGGTGATTGTAGTTGAAGTATTTTTAAATGCAATAGCCATTAGGCAACGTCCATAAAATCTATTTTAGATATTTATCTATTTTAGATCTTCCAGCGCCTTCAGTCTTGGTGAGAATTCTGTTACAATGCCGCTATTCTTGTCTTAAAATCAGCAAAATCTGTACTTGCGGCAACTTCTGCTTTCAAAGTTGCTAAACTAACATATCCCGGAATAGTGCCACTTACTGTTAGATTACCACTTATAGTAACATTTCTAAATCCAGAAATATCTTTATTAGCATCAACGACAATAGCAGTATCGGTGGTTACTGTACCTTCTGTTATTTTATCTTTTGGAAAAGTTGGTTGAAAATACGTAAATGACACTTTATTATCCTCCTAACGCTATTGCAAAAGCAATAGCACTCTCGTCTATTTTTGATTGCAATGTTTCGCTTGATGGCTGAAAACTTGAAGTTGATGAATTATATGTTAAAAAATAACCTTCTGCTAGGCTTGCACTTGCATCGTATGAAACTACATTTTTCCAAGTAGAACTTGAATAATGTTCTATCATATGTGTATCAGTATTATATCGTAAAGAACCATTTGTTGCAACACCTGTTTGTGAACGACCTGATGTTGTACCAATAGGTACTATAATAGCACCGTTTTGATCTACAGTTAGAACTTGACTGCTACTACTGATTTTGTTTAATTGATGATTTAAATTTATTGCCATTAGTGATTATCCTAGTTTAAATCTATCCATGCTCCGTTAGCATATCCTCTAAACTTACAAGTATCAGATTTATAATATATTTGGCCTTCAGCACCTGTTGGGTCACTTGTAGCAGTATGAAGTTGAATGACATTAGTCATCGTAAGAGAACCATCTATAGATACACCATCTGTTGTTGTTTCTAATTTTTTATCATCATCGTAATAAAGTTCAACTGTTCCATTAGCAATACCCCGAATCATGCGTTCTGTACCTGGATGTTTAGAAAGTATAATATTAGTGTCACTTTGCAGGTAAAGGTCACCTGTTCCCGATTCTCGTATTATTGAATTGGTTCCACTGTGGAATATCTTTAAGTCATCGTCTGCACCAAATCCTGCATAGGTGTCAGTAGCATTACCATCAGATAATGATACCTTTCCACATACTGTTATATCATTTGATACAACAATATCACATGTGGTTATACAATTTGATACATCAATATTACATGCAGAGCCTGTAGCAACAAAAATACAATTCCATTTTTTTGATGCAGAACCTAAATTATAACATTCAGTTTCGTCAGGTAAAATATGTGATATTACATCAGCAGTAAAACAAACGGAATCAGTATCAGCATCTCCAATAACTGTATTACCAGTAGCATATAAATTACCACCTACACAAACATCACATGCAACGCCAATTCCACCTGAAACAATTAGAGCACCTGTTGTTGTACTAGTTGAATTTGTCGTGCTTGTTACTGTTACACATGATGAATCAATACTATATTCGCCTGCTATTTTTTCTGTTGTTTTCATTTATATCTCTAGTGTAAATCTATCCATGCTCCGTTAGCATATCCTCTAAATTTGCAAGTGTCTGTTTTATAATACATCATACCTTCAGCTCCTGCAGGATCGCTAGTTGCACCATTTAATGTAATTGTTCCGCCCATTGTTAAACTTGATAATGTACCAACACTTGTAATACCTGTTTGTGCGGCATCTACATTTAATGTATTAGTTGATAATGTAAGACCAGTGCCTGCAACTAATGCCGTTTTAGATACATCAATTGCGGCTGAACTATTAATATCAGCATTAACAATACATCCAGCAGTTAACGAGGCTACGGCAGTAACATTACCTGAGCCATCAAATGCTGGTGAAGTATATGTAATATCACCAGTAATGCTTATACACCTGCCAGTTGCAAGTTTTGTTGCCGTAGCGGCATTTCCAGATGATGCACCAGTTGACATATCACATGCTAAAACTTTTTTAAACGAATTATCTGTTGCATCAATAGCGAGCAAATAATCAGCATTACTATCAATTGATACACATGTTTGTCCACATATAAGATCTGTGTTAACTTTTGTTCTTGTTACACAACCAGTTCCAATAGTCATACAACCACTAGAAGCAAGAGTTACATCTCCTGAGACTGCTTTTGCAGTATAACAACTTCCTTGTCCTACTAGCACGTTTCCTGCAGATGCAGTTGCACTAACAACATCTGTTAAACAGTTAAGAGATTGTCCAGTTGCATGTGCTACTGTTTTCCAACTAGTCGAAGATGGATTTGAGTCATAATATTCAATAACATATGTTTCATTATTATATCTTATTGATCCACCTTTTAATGTGCTACCTGAAGCACAACGAGAAGCAGTATTACCAGAAGGTAATACCATATTGCTACATGTGCCTACTTCTAAATTGCTCGGTGCTGAGCTTGGATATGGTACAATTACTGAAGTCATAGTTATTTCGCTCTTTATTGTAATTATTTATCTTTAAGAAATAATGGTCATAAAAAAAGGTACTGCCGAAGCAGTACCTTTTGTAGTAAACCTTAAATGAAAGAAAGGTTTGTTGTATTGATTGCAATCTTTGCGAGATAGTCGCCAGCGTTACCCAAGGACGATGCTGAATTTGAAAGCTCAACATAACCGTACCTGGTTAAGAAACTTACGACTGGTTCGAAAGTTGATGGATCAAGTACAACACCGGAGCTCATCAACGGAACGTATGGGCAATAAAAAGAAGCCGCATCCATTTCGCCTGGTCCTTTATAACCAACAAGAACGTCTGTTGCGTCTGTTGCATAAGCATCAACGTATACACGAACTGAGCTATTAAGAGTACCAACAAACTTAGTGTTTGTAGGTGCTTCAAAAGTACCTTCAGTTGTTCTTGCGAAAGCGGAAGTAGTTGCACTTTGCAATATTGTAAGAGCAGTTGGTGAAACAACTACCCAGTTACCTGCACCACGACGTGTGCGTTGAGCAATCAAGTTAGCGGCTCTGTTTACAAGAACTGCCAAAGCGGCATGCTCGTCACCAACGTATGTGGCTGTACCGGATACTGAACCTTGGTCATATGTACCAATGGCTGTACCGGACAATGTTCTTAAACTGCCAAGAATGTCTTGATCAATTTCAGCAGTAATTTCTTGAGCTAAAGCGGCCATAATTTCTGCTTCAACATCAAGACCATGCTGGGATTGTGCATCCTGTGCGGCTTCAAAAGTCCAACGAGCGGACAGTCTGCGTGACTGAGCTTCAACTGTTTGCTTTAAGACTTGAATGGATAACCTGTTACCGGCTACGCCTTCAAGGTCGGCTGTTGGGCTAGGTGCGGCTGAACTTCCAGGAGCACCTGAATAATTTGTTGCAATATCAAATGGACTAAGAGCTTCTTGACCAGCAGTTGCACCATTATCGGTGTCTGAGTGTCTGACTCTTAATGTATGAATTTGTGCAACGGGTCCACTCATAGGTTGGACTCCGATAATTTCGTTAGCAATAACTGTAGGCATAACCCTGCGGATAACCGGTAAAATAACCTTATTCAATGTCGCAACGTTACCAGCATGTGAAGCACCAGCGGTTGCTGTCTCCATCAACTGGGTACGTGTATTTTCTAAGGTTGTTTCCATGACAACTTTTTTGTTGCCCTGTAGACCGTCGCAGAGAGCCTCTTTTGTTTGTTGCCAATTTGACTCAAAAATTGCGTCTGCCATAATATTTTTCTCCTATTTACTTCATACCTGCTAATTTTTGCAGGTTTAAAATCTCAGCTTTTGCATCGCTGGTATCTGGATTGATGTGGATAGGTTTATTCCCGGTAACCACGGTCCGCCTCGATTGCGTTTCTGATTCTTTTATTTCTTTAGTGTTTTCATTAAGTTTTTGCTTATTCTGCTTTTGAATTTTCTTGGCAGAAATTGCAGTTTCTTCATTTAATACACCAGGCAAGTACTTTTGATAAGAACTTCTAAGTTGATCTGTTTGAACACTTTCTAACAGTTCGTTCATAAGAGCTCTTTTACCCTTTGCCAGTGGGCTTAACAATTCGCTTAAGACTTTTTCCCGCTTCGCGGAATCTTCAGCAATTTTAATTTTTGCATTTGATGTTTTAATTTCATCAATTGCTTTTTGTAGAGTTTCGTTACTTTCACTAAGTTTTGTCTCTAACTCGTCTACCCTGTTTTGGTACTTTTTGACTTCTGTTCCGTCTGCAAGATGACTTGTTAAGAATTCTGCCGCGAAAGACTCAAATATCTTTCTACCAAAGTTGTTCTTTTTGGCTGTTTCAATGTCCTCTTTAAGAGCTCCAATTTCACTCTTTAAAGCACCTGCAACAATGCCTTCAACTTTTTCAGCGGCTTTTTTAACAAAGTCACGTTTTGTTTCAGCAATTAAAGCCTTGCCTTCTTTTACTAACTTAACTCTTTGCTCAACAACCGCCCGTTTATCAATGTGAAATTCATTAAGTTCTTTAGAAATATTCTTAACAATAAAACTTTCCAACTTAGCGAAGTTTTCACTGCTTGTTTGACGATCTGCTCGAAGTTGTTTAACCTCGTTAACAAGAGCTTCAGTTACAAATTTTTCAAGGATACCAGCATGTTCTTTGACAGACTTTGTGTATTTTACACGGCTGTCAACCAAGCCTTTTTTATCCTCTGCAAGTTCTTCAATTTCTGCCTTAATCGCATCAGTAAGCATGTTGTCCATTGCTTCAACAATTTGAGATTTATCATGCTCATATCGTTGACTAAACTCTTCACGCAATTCAGCTTTCATAGCTTCTTTTTGTTCTGTAAGTTTAGTATCCCATGCTTCCTGAATAGATGTCCTTGCATCCTCGGAGAGTGCCTCGGAACTTAACAGGTCCTCTATTGCATTATTAGCCATATATATTCTCTCCTACTTACTGAGTTCATTTATAAACCCAACTATTTGTTTCTGTAAATGCGATTGAGCTCGCCTATCGTGCGTTGTCGCTTCTGCCAATCTAGTTAAAACATTAGCACCTTGCATATTTTGTAAAGCCTCGTAAATTGGCTTTGGATATGCGTCTGGGGCACTAGGCTGAGCAACAATATCTACAGTTACAATTTCAAAATCACTTACTTTACCTCCTTCAGAAACATTACCGCTTCCTCTTGAGCTTACACCAAGTTTAACACCTGATTCAAGTAAGGTCTTTACAATATTGCCCATAGGCGTTGGTAATACTTTAAGTTTACCTACGCCATCTGAGCCTTTCATACTCATTTCAGTAATCATGTGGCTAACACGATCCAAATTAACAGTTAAGTCATCTGGATGATCAGCTTCGCCTAATACTGAAAAACCTGAGTTAATTTTTTCAGACAGTGATTTCACTGCACTGGCAATTTCATTAATTGGATATACTCTTGAATTTTGATTTTTAACATCACCTTGGATGAAAACGCCATTCATGTAAAGATTTTTTCCTGAGCCTTCACTTTCCTGAACGGTTTCAACGTTTATTGCGGCTTGTTCAAAACTCAATTTTTCAATTAATTTCATTGTTTATCCTTAAGATCCCATTGGGCTCTTTTTATTATCTGCATGTTCTGCATTGTCTGCTGACATTGACGAACCTTTAGGTGCTTTATTACCTGGCTGGTTAACGTTTCCTGCAGTATCTTCAGAAACACTACCTACACCATGATCACCTTCTGATCCTGAATTAGCCATATTAACAGCCGATCCACCCATATCATTTTTACTTGCTACGGGAGATTTTTGAGCTCCACCATCGGCACCAACTGGATCACTAGGATCTTTAACTGCTACCATATTAGCGGCTTCTTCGATTTCTTCGAAATCTTCTTCAACTGTTTCAGCAACTCCGTCCTGCTCAACTGATTCCATTTCTTCCATACCATCTTCGGCATCCATGGCATCCATTGGCATTTCGTCGTCCATTGGTGCTTCATCTGCACCGCCGACTAATTCCATAAACTCAGCCTTTAAACGATCTAATGCTTCTTCAGCGTCAACAAATGCTTGATCAACTTCTGGATCCCCAGTGTCTCCACCTTCGTCATCCATTGGCATTGCTTCTTCGTCGTCCATTTCGTCTTCACTATACATTTCTTCTGACTCAATTTCTTCTAAGTCGGAATCAATTTCATTAGTTACTTCTTGAGCAAAATCTTGCTCAGGATTTTTAACGATTGCTTCGTCTACATCTTCTTTGTCGTCATTGTCTTCGTCTGTGTTTGCCTCGTCTACTTGTTCCGATTCTTCATTAACTTCTTCCGAGTTTTCGTCAAGAATTTCGTCTTCAGTTACTTCATCTTCGGCTACGAGGTTTTCATAAATTCCACGAGCCTTCTCCACAAATACATCGTGAAGGAGGTCGCTTGCTTTGTCCGTTTCCTCGTTTATGATATATTCGAGGACCTTTTCTAATTTATCTCGTGTAGTCATAACAACTCCTAACAAATTGTTGTATATGTTTATTTAATATATGAAATCAAAAGTGTACTAAAATGGCTTAAAAACGGCGAGTTTTGGAAGATTTTTTAATATTTTTGAATTTTTTAGTATAAGCTCTTTAACAATTTTTTCAAAAAATCGGTAAGACTTGTGTGTTTTTAGTATTGAAATTAGTTTTTTATCAGTTTTTTTAATTAAATTATTATAGTCAAATTTTTCTGCAAGTTTAACTGCTTCAAAAAATAGTTCATATATATTAGTAAAATCATTATATATTTCTCCTATACCTATATTTTGACTAATTAAATCTATTTGTATTTCTTTATTTTTTATTAATTTTTCAATAATTTCATTATAATCTTCTTCTTTTACAAGTGCAGGTAACTCGTTAATTCTTTGTTTTTGAAACTGATCATACCTTTTAAAAATTTGTAAATCAGGATAAAATAGTGGGTATTTTGTATATTGATTTAGACTAATATATGTCTTGATTATCTGCTTAACGACTGAATAATCTAACTTTAAATTAAGCCTTTGACTTAATAACATTACTTTATCAACATCTAAAATGTCCATCATTGGTACATTTATTATTTTATCATACTTTTCTAATATTGGTAAAGCTCTAGGCGATAACCCATAATTATGCGGCCAATTAAACATTACCATATGAAACATCATGTTACAAATTGTTTCATAATAATCGTTATCTACCCAACTATTAATGCTTTCAATTTCATTTGACCAGTCAACTCCATCAGAAACATGAAAAAAACATCTGTCCATAAAGAGTTTTATGGCTTGTAATGATAATTCATGCATAGGATTTAAATAAACATTTATCAAGAATCTATTGTCACGTAACAGTTCAACAATGTTATCGTTATCAAATATTGTTCTAGCATGTAAAAAATAAATTTGTTGTTGGTTAGGAGGAAAATGTCTTTCAAAATTTAATACTTCATCAACAGTTATAGTATGATTGGATCGTATTGATTCTTTGTTTTTTGCATATAATAGTCCTAATGAAGATTCTGGCCCCCAGTTAACACTAGAATCAACAGTCATTTTATTACGTATAAATTTTTCTCGTTGAAATAATTCTGAAAATCTTTCCTTAGGATTTACAAAATATACTGAGGGGGAAGTTTGTAATACTCGACACAATAAATTTGCACTTACAAATGCCGGACCGGTAACAATAATATGGTTTGACATTTACATGGCTTGGTCTTGAGTCATAGGTCGTGAATAAATTTTATCAAAAAATTCTTTACGTTTTAAAAGATCAACTTTCTTAATCTCTTGCATTTTACGTAGTTTATTTAGATGTCGTAAAGTAAGCCTTACTTTACGAGTATCATTAGGTTTTTGTTTAACTAGTTTATTATCATTGGCTTCATAAAATTCAAATAATTTCATTATACTGCTCCTGGTTCTGGTGGAGGTGGTTGTTCTGCACCTGATATTGGACTTTCCGTTCCTCCAGCATCTGGAGCTCCGGCATCCATATCTGCATCGGCCATATCATCAAGGCCTGGCTCTATTTCTGTATCAACTGGTCGCACACCTACTGCACTTAAATTATCCAATACGGCTTCCTCACCACCTGGTGCCACTCCAGCCTGTAGCGGATTTTCTTCTGCCCACATTTGTTCATTTTCAACAATTTCATCTTCGTTAAGATTTAGATATTTCTTAAGAGTAAATCTACGTGCTAAGTATGGTACTTCTGCTAATGAACCAAATACTTGAGCTCGTTGTTGATTAAGTTCAATTTCTCTATATTCTGAAAAACTTTGTGGTTCAACGAATACTAAATCAAATAAACTACTATCAACATTGACGCCTCTAAACTTTAAAAACAATTTAAATTCTTTATCAAATTCAGGTGCCATTAATGACTGTAATCTTTGGCAGTATTTTGTAAATCGAAATTCTTGAATAAATGCAGTTCCTACTCGCCCATCTACATAACTAGCCGTTCCATCATCTGGGCCTGTAGGCAAATAAGAACTTGGAATTCTTAATGCTCTTAACATTTTATTTGTAAAATATCTTAAGTCGTCTATCTGTCCTAAGTTTTCTCCGCCTGGTAATGTTTCTACTTTTGAACCACGCCCTTCAGCAGTTTGTGCAAAGAAATAATCTTCCATAACACTAAGTGGATTATAACTAGCATCTAGAACAGTTGCTCCACCACCTGTACGTGATGGAATACGTCTTTGATGTATTTCATTTTTAACACGTTCAACAAAGCCCATTGCTTTATGCGAAGGCATGTTTCCTACATCAATATAAAATACCCTGCGTTCAGGTGCTCTTTGCACTCTGTAAATTATAATAGCATCTTCTAATAATTCTTTTTGTTTATATGTTTTATAAACAGAATCTAATACACTTTGTCCAAAAGGCCAATTTGAATCTAATCCTTCTGTTAAACTTAAATGTATCATATGTTCTGCGGCAACACCATATTCTTTAATTGAATCGGAAAGAGCTTGTGATGAATTTTGATATTGCTGATTTTGTACTATACCGCCCTGTTGCATTGTTTGCATACTAGAATAGTTATCTGAGTGTGAAATAATTTCACTAGCGGTTTTTTCTTGTAAATTTAGTTGTAAATTACGTATAACATATTGCTCTATTTCTTTACCTTTTGCTTCGTTTATAATTGCTTTTTGTACATCTGCAGGATTAACCCATGTCCATTCATATGTTTCTGGATCTCTAATAAAAAATTGATCTCCGTATTTTAATGTACTACGAAACATTCTCCATAAACGTGTATCCCAATCATTAATATTTGACCATTGTTTTAATGACTTTTTAAGTACATCAATTTCTGCTTCAGTTGCATCATCTTTAAAATTAAACTCAAAAGCCATGTGATCATTGTTACGTTGTTGCGTACAGAATTCAGCCAACGTATCTAATGCGGCATTTACTTCGCTATCAACATCAATCTGATCATACTGCATATAACGTTCAACACGGTTTGGTTGTCCTGTATATACTTCTGGTAACCAACTATGAAAACGATTATGTGAGTTTGATAATTGTGTGCCTGACGTTTTTTGTTGTAGTTTTTCTATATTAGCACTTCTAAAGTGCTTTCTCCATCCTGCCATTTTTTAACTCGTTGAAGTGTGTTTATCTGCCACGTTTAATAATCTAGTCTTAGTTCCATCTTGCATTGACTTATCTACATAGGATATAAGCCGTTGATTAGTAATATCTAATGTATTTAGTGTATCTTGCATCCTGTTTGGATCCGTTGAGCCAAAGAAATCCATAAAATAATCAATCCAGTCGTTAACTGTATTACTAAGTTTTTCAACTGCCGTATTAAATGTTCCAACACTTTCTTCAAATTTTGCAGTTGGATTTACTGCCGGACCTACTCTTGGTTCGTTTCTAAGTGCTGGGTCGTTAGAAAAATCTCCTAGCAATGCTTTTATAAAGTCCGACCGTCCTACCTCTGTTCCCATTGCTTCAATATCTTCACGCTTTAAACCCATGTTATCAAATACTTTACTCATATATGCATTCATTTGTTCTGGTGAATTGAGTATCATATCACTTATAGTAGTACCATCTATTCCGTCTGCATTTAATTCTGTAAAAAAATTTCTTACAAATCCTTCGGCGGCTCCTACTGTTTCAAAGCCAAATGCAGATAATCTACTTACTATTCTTCTTATAGCATTTTCCGAAACTAGCAATGTTTTAGTAGTTTCGTCAACTTGAAATGTTTGTGCTAGTTGAGCTTCATATTGTGCTTTAGTAAAATCACGTTGAGCACCTGCTAAACTCATGAACATTTGTAATGATTCATCCTGTAATGCAATAGTCATTGGCATTTCTTTACGATATGCTCTCATTTGTTGATTAAGTGGTTGTATTGCATCAAATCCGTCCTGTCCACCAGTAAGTAGAGAATCAACTATGCTTTCAAACATTTCTGTTGTTCCTGACATTGACATCATTTGCCTGAAACTATCATCCATAAAGGCTGTACTTCCGCCTATGGCCGCTCTAGTAAGTTGCTCCATCATGTCTCTACCACCTTCTTCACCGTATGTAGAAACCAGTAGTCTAGTCATTTCGCCAAAACGTCGATTCATATCATTAGCAACATCCTGGCCTTGCGTTGCTCCTATTTGTGATAAGAATGTTTGTAAATCAACTCTGCCTTGGACTTCTTGTTGTGCTAATAATATTTCTCGTCTATCTCTACCTGTAATTTCAGCCATTGCAGTTGCTTCAGCGGCCATTCTTGCTAAAGCATCTCTTGCGGCAGTTGCGGCTTGCTCGTCTCGTAATCCTCGCAATCTTG